TCGATGGCGAAGGTGCCGTAGTCGCCGAGACGCGGAATGCCGGTCAGCACGCCGGGGACGCCTGTGTCGATGAGCACTTCCTCCGCGGGCGGCTCCGGCACGACGTCGGCGGGCTTCGGGCCGGCGACCAGGTCGTACATCGAGTCGGTCGTCGTGCGGCCCTGGATGTCGATTGAGTAGTCGCGATTCAGCCGCCACGCGGTCACCCGGAACTCGCCCTGCCCGCCCGGCATATCCGGATGGGTCATCGAGCACACCATGCCGGGTTCGGTGTTCAGCGCGAGTACTGTTGTGCGGAAGCCGATCTGGCGCGCCTTCTTCCATTCTCCCGGTGTGATGCCGCCCAACTCTTCGCGCAGCCGCACGGTAATGATGCGCGCGGCTTGCGACTTCGAGGCCGTGCCGGAGAGATTCACCGTCGACTTCAGGAACAGCGGACCCGCCCCGCCGGCGATGAGCGTGGCGTGGTCGATGTCGTAGAGCGAGATCGAGTTGGCGACGAACTCGAAATCCTCGTCGGCGAAGTTGGCCGTCAGGTGGTTGAAGCCGGGCTTGAGCGGGGCGAGTTCGAGACTGCGAAACAGGATGTTGCCTTCGGTGAAAGCCTCGACGGCCGAGGAGTTCACGCGGACGCCGAGTTTGAGCTTGCCGTTCGAGAAGGTGTAATAGCCCAGGCAGTTCATCAAGACTTCCTGGAGCCAGTCACGCAAGGGCTTCTCTTCCTGGAGCACGCCGCGGAACTTGAACTGCGTTTCCGTACCTGTGCCCACCAGCTTCGTGACCTGCGCATTGCAGATCTCAGCCGCCGCGATGGCCGCCTCCACGTCGAACAGGGTCTCGGCGAAGTCGAGTTGCTGCGTGGTCGCGCCCGCGCCAAGGCGCAGGCCTCGGGCACGCAGGAGCATGTTGACCGCGATCCAAATGGGGTTGGTCAGTCCAGGCATCCATGCGCGAGCTCCCGGCGCAGTCCACACCCAGCCGCCGAGCCCCTGCGCGACGACGGCTTCCATCGAATGCTCGCTCAGGCGCGAGAGTTGTAATCCCTTGGCGTCTGAGCGCCGGATCATCAGGAACGCCGTGCCCGCCGCGCGTTCCGGGCCAGCATCTGTATCCATGCCGAATGTCGTTGGATTCGGATCGGGACCCAGACTGGTCATCAGTCCGAGCGAACCCGGGTAGCCATGATGGTACTGCCCATCGAGCTTGTGCCCAGTGCCATACGCGCCCAGGGGACCTTCGCCCACTAGCCCCAAGGCAGCGTAAAAGTCGCTCTCGTCGCGGCCCGAGGCGATCTTCGCGTTCACGGGCATGGGCGAATCGGTGTAGATCTCAGGCAGAACCTGATCGTAGATCGAGTCGGCGACGAGCGAAACGGAGGTGAGCGTCGAGCGGCCGAAGCCCCAGACGCCGGTCGAGTTATCCTTGATGCGCACGCCCTGCGGCTTGGCCATAATGCCGCCATAGTAGTCGTTCATGCCGTGTCCGCGGCAGCCGTTCGGCGTGTCGAAACCCTTGTCGCAGCGGCTGGGATCGGCTTCGGGAAAGTTGACCAGATCGAGCGCGCCTTGCGATGCGAACGGGCAGGCCGTCGAGTTGAACGGCTTCCAGCAAGTGCGGGAGATCTTGCGCGTGGGATAGGGCAGGTTCAGTTCGTAAAGGCCATCGGCGGCGATGACCCGGAACTCGGGACCCGAGTCGCACGTCCAGTTGACGATGTTGCCCTTCCAAAGATCAAGCTTGATGCCGGTCCCAACGTGAAACAGGCTGAAGGCGGTCTCGGCCCGGAAGAGGTCGACGTCGTTCGAGAGGTCGCGCATCACGCGGTCGGCGTTGCCGAAGGTGAACTGGGCCTCGTCGGATTCGTTGCCGATCGATTGCGAGATGCCGTCGAACTCGACGAGACGCGCCTGGTAGAGTTGGCCTCCGATAGTGCAGCGGCGGTCGGACAGGTAGATGGCCGGGTAGCCGAGCTCGAGCGGCTGAATGCGAACGAGCGGGATGATCTCCTGCACCTGCGAGAGCAGCGCGGTCTGGAGAGCAGCGGGCGGGAAGCGGTGGACGGTCTGGTTCAGAGGATACGACGGACTGGCCTGGGGGATCTCGATGAGCGTCACCCCGAGCGAGCACGCCCAGTCGGCCACCATCTCCCAGGAGAGCGGTTCATTGGCGAAACGGCAGGTGACGGGCGTGGTGCCAAGGCCATCTTCGTTCGGGGCGTTGTAGGTAAAGGTGCCGTAGGGGCCGTACTTCAACTCCCAGAAGTCGCGAAGAGCGATTCGCTCGGCGTCGCGCAGCCACTGCTTGCGGATGGTGAAGCGGCGCGCGCCAGTGCCGAGGAGGAAACGCTGCTCGATCTTTGTATTGCCGGAGCCGAACTGGTGCACCACGACCTCATGGTCGCGGCGCACCTCAAGAGGGAAATCTGGTGTAAGCGAGAACACGCCGCTCGGTGCGATCTCGGGGACAGGGACGTTACCGAGGAAGTCAGGCAAGGTCGATCAACTCCAGCGACAGATCGGTGCGCGCAAGCGAAGTACTCTGTTCCCACGCGCCGACGAAGCGGACGGTGTAGCGTCCTGCGGAGGCCTGCCCTGTCGGGTCGTGTGAGAACTTCGGTGTAGTCTGATACGGGTCGTAGAAGTAGAACGGCTCGGTTGCGCCCTTGCGGGCGTCATAGAAATCGCGGAGTGCCGAGAGTTGCGCCGGAGTCAGCCGCTTCGCCAGCCGCCAGCGCTTGCGGCTGTTGGCCGCCTGGACGGACCGCTGCGATTCGCCGTTGCGGTACTCGTTGTCGAGCGCCGGATACTCGCGCTCGTGGACGAAGGCGCGCGACAGGCTCGCCGGCAGCACGGTGAGCGGCGCGGCGTTCTGAACCGAGCCGGGCATCAGGCGGTCACCAGGTCGATGAGTCTCTGGTCCGGACGCGCGCCGATCTTGCTGGCGACGAAGCGCGCATAGTTGGCCGGATGATTGCCGTCGGCCGAGGGCGCATACACCCGGAACATCTCCTCAACTGTTGGCGGCTTGCCCTGCGTGTAGCGCCCGTCGAGATACTGGCCGACCAGCACGCGCAGGATGCGCCAGCCTTCCTCGACCGCTCTCCGGCTCAACTCCTCCCGCGAGGGTCCGGGAAACCGCGCGGACGCCCACGCCACGAAGTCGACGTAACCGCGGTGGGTGGGATACAGCCGGCCGTGCGCGTCGCGCCACTGACGGATGTTTCCCGGATTCGCGTTGCGCTGGGCCAGGGTTGGCTTCGCGGCGGCGGCGTAAAAACCCTCCATCTCCGCGATCGCCCGGGCGATTCTTTCGATCAGTTCTTCTCGCGTCATGACATGATCAACCCAGGACTCAGTTGCAGTCCGGTCATCTCACGGCGGCCGGCGCTGGCTTTGGTCGCTGTCATCGCCGCCGATTGCACGGCGCGCGGGTTCTCAACCACCACGCGCACGGTCTCTCTTTCAAAAAACTCCCTGGCTCCAGGCACGGTGATGTTGATCACCGTGGGAGCCGCAGCGGAAGACGGCGTGCCGCCACCTAGCGGCGCCAGCGTCAGGCCCCCAGAGCTCGACTGGAACAGCCCCCCGCCTTGCTGAAGGAGCGACACCGGACGTACGGTGGCCGGGAGTGCCGAAGTGCTCTGCCCCGTCGACAGCGCGTACAACTCGACCAGGTCGCGGATCTGCGGGCTGCGGATCGCCATGTCCAGGTTGCCGCCGAATCCCTGCTTGGCAATGTCGACGATCTGCCTCAGCACGCCCTTGTCGCGGATGTCGACGCCGTAGGTGGCCTTGATCTTCTCGCGAGCCTTCTCCTGCGCTCCTTTGACAAATAGCCGCACCAGCCCGGCAACCGCTCCGATTCCGGCTCCGATGGCCGCCCCGATCGGCCCGCCATACTTGAAGCCGATCATTGCGCCGCCGACGATCGTCATCGCAAGGCCGGAGACACCGCCGCGCTGGAGCCCCATTAGCGCAAGCGTCGCGCCGCCGAGAAGTGCGGCATTAGATCGGCCCAACGCCGAAAGCTTCTGGCCCATGGTCGCCGCCTCCCAGGTCACGGCCTTACCGGGCGCGTACTGGACGCCGCCGCCGAAACCGAGAAAATCCTTCCAGCCGCCGAGCAGGCCAGCCCATCCGCCGCCCTTGCCGGACGGAATGAAGGGAGGAGTGCCCCACGCTCCAGCCGCACCGCCGGGAATGGGACCGCCGCCACTGCCTCCTCCGAAGACCGGCGCCGCGCCGATGCCGAGCAGTCCGCCGAGCCTGCCGAGCGTGCCCCCGCCGGAGGCGCCTGCACCAGCCAACGACGCTCGCGTGCCAGCGAGTAACTGCATCAGCATCGCGGCGACGCGCGAGGTGACCACATCCTTGATGGCGGTGAGCAGTGCGGTCTTGAGCGAATTCCCAATGGCCGACCAGATGGATTGCGACTTGGTGAGCAGCGCATCGAAGACACCCTCGGCCTGCCGCTTGAAGGAATCGAAGATCCGCTGGTTGTGGTCGCGCACCAACTGCGCCTGGCGGATCGCCGCAGTCTCGCGTGCACCCTGGACCGCGGCGTCAGTGGCCTCCTTCTGGAACCGCCGGATCTCATCCCGCTGCGCGGTGAGTTCGGCGATCCGCGCCTGGATTTCGGCGGCCCGGTAGCCGAGCCGCTTGAGCTGCGCCTCTTCCTCGATCACCATCCGCGAGGTTTCGAGGTCGAACAACCGCATGCGGATCTCGTGGACACGTGTGAGGTACTCGATCTCGATCGCGGCTTTGCGCTGCTCGACGGCAACCTTCTGCTCAAGTGTCTGCGCATTCGTGGCATCGAGCGCCCTCAATTGGGCCTCGCGCGCGATCCCGGCGCGCGCCTCCTCGATACCGAGCATTTGCTCGAGGTGATCGAGGTTCCGCTTCGAAATCTCCTCGTTGTAGGCCAGCCGCTGGCTGAACAGGTGCGACTCGATCTCGAGCCGCCGTCGTGTGGCCTCTTCTTCCGCGGCCAGATACTCTGCGAGGTTCTTTCGGTTGGTCTCCTGGACCTCCTTCTGCCAGTTCGTGAGCCGCTCACGAAGCTCGCCGATGACGTTTTCCCACGCCTTGCGCGTGAGTGCGATCCGCTGCTCGTTGCCTCGCTCGTCCACGAACGTCGTCCAATTGCGGATCTGATCTTGGACCTCGGCCACATCCCGCGCGAATCCCACGAGTCCACGCCGGCGATCTTCTTCGAGCGCCCGTGCGCTCTCCCGCTCCACTTCCAACTGGCGCTTCCGGATCTCTGACGCTCGCTTCAGTGCTTCGAGGTCCGGTTCCGGTGACGTCTTGATGGTCAGTTTCGGGCCTTCATACTCGAACGGCTGCTCGCCAGGCAGCCACCGTTTGCCGCTGATGAGTTCGCGGATCTGGTCATCGGTCATCCCCTGCTTGCGAAGGGCATCGACGCTGGTCCTTCCGCTCAGCAGATCCTCGCGCAGGGCCTTCCGCTGCATCTCGTCGAAGCGAGCCTGAAGTTGATCCTGGGTGTCCTTCCACTGCGAGTAGATGGCGAAGCCCGCGCCCACCACGCCCACCGCGAGAAGAGCGTAGGGGTTGATGCTCGCGAGCTGGAGCGCCGCGATAGACTTCGCGAGCGCCATGATCTTGTCGGCCAGGGCATAGGTGGCCAGTACGCCAGAAACCCACAGCGCCACCTCGCCGAACTTCTTGAGCAGGTCGGTGTTCTCACGCAGCCACCCGACCAGGCCG